CAGTAAACAGTATAGGAATCATATTATTAAAAGACCCGTCTATAAACTGTCCTCCACCACCACCACCACCAGCACCGCCACCATAACCAGGACTAGTGTCGGTTGCATTGACACCACCACTCCCCCCACCACCACCACCACCACCACCAATAATGGTATACTCAATAGATTTATAAGGACGATATATAGATAATAACGCACCTGTAATATTTGTTGTGTAAGTAGCTGTCATAGTTGTAGTACCGTTAGAACTAATATTCCAAGTGACACCACCTTCAGTAACATCATAAGTTTCATTCATATTAATAGATGATGGGAAAGGGAACACAGGTAGCGGACCTATCGCCATAAAATTAAGTTGTGAATTTAAATTAGTAGTATAACTGAAATATGATTTGTTATAACTCATTAATTGAGTATTACTATTATTTAAACCATTTAAAAACATCGTATAAGGTGTTGCGGAATAACTGTATGGAAAATATATAATTTGTTCAAGAACCGATGAGGTGGAATTTGCAGATGTATCACTCACGCTGAACTGTATTAATAATTGACCGAGAACAAAAGCATTCCCGTAAAATACCCCATTCGGGTCGGATGAAATTAATTGTATTTTATTACTAGTACCATCAGTAACAATTGTACTAAGAATGTCATAAAAGGATGGATTACTCACTAAATTAAAGTTTGTCGTAATATTACTAAAATTCATACTTCCATCTGTATCCATTATATAAAATAATGAATATAATAACAAACAATTTACAAATTAAACAAATTAAACAAATTAAACAAATTTAAAAATAAAACAATAAAATAAAATGATAATATAAGTTATGCCTACAGGGAAAAACTGGGGAAATTATATATATATTAATTTAGCATTTGCTATATATTTGTCTGGAGTGTTTTATTACAGTCAAATGGCTGATATTAAAGCAAACTGGCCGTTATACCGATGCAACCCGATGTATATGCCACTCGCCGACAACATGGAGGAAAATTTCACTTATTGTATCCAGTCTATGCAGTCTAATTTTATGGGTTATTTATTAGAACCATTAACGTTTGTCACTAACTCGCTCGGAACCACGATTGGAAACGCCGTAAATGAAATTAATGACGTAAGAAAGATGTTCAGTAAAATTCGGACCATGTTTTCAAGCGTCATTCAGTCGGTGTTTGGAGTATTTCTAAATTTGGTGATTGAATTTCAGCGGATTATAATTAGTATGAAAGATTTAATGGGGAAAACGATAGGCATCATGGTAAGTTTGATGTATGTGATGGACGGAAGCGTAAAAACGATGAACAGCACGTGGAATGGTCCTCCAGGACAAATGGTGAGAGCACTCGGTAAATGTTTTTACCCAAAAACGTTAATTAAATTGAAAAACGGAGAAACCAAACAAATGAAGGACATTAATTTAGGAGACATTTTGGAAGACGGGTCTATTGTTGAAACGACGATGCAAATTGACAACAAGATAAATCCCGAGCCCTTGTATTTAATTAAACGCACCGGTGTGAACGAAACGCCCATTTATGTAACCGGTTCGCACCTGATATTCGACAAGACTTCAAAAGAATTTATACAAGTAAAAGACTACGACGGTGCAACCATAACTGACAAGAAAACAGAGTGGTTTAGTTGTTTAATAACAAACACGCATAAAATAAAGATAGGTAACGAGACGTTTTGGGATTGGGAAGACCATTTTGTGAAAATGAAAAACCGGTAATCCAAATGTGACGAATGGTTATAAAATTAAATATATTATATTAATTATTTTTAAGAATATACTATATGGATGATCATGGATTACACAAATTGAAAAAAATGTATGAAAAATTAAATTATTTTGACCAATATGGTGGGTCGGTGATTTTATTCATTATAATAACCATAATCATTATATTGTTTGCATCTTATTGCAAGATTATGGCAAACACCCAACCAATTATAGACGACTGGCCGAACCAACGTTGCAAACCTAACATTATTCCATTTGCGGGGTTAATCACACGTCCTGACGGCGTATCTGCGAGCGAGTATACCCATCAAAATTTCACGTATTGCACTCAAAATATATTATCAAGTATTACGACTGATGCTATAGCACCATTAACGTTTGTAACAAATTCCCTGACAAAAATGGCAAATTCGTTAAACGAAGACGTTCAAAATTCTCGCAATATGATGAATAAAGTAAGGACAAACATTCAAGGCATCGTACAAGAAATAATGGGTCGAGTGATGAATATAACCATCCCCATACAACAAATAATAATTAGTTTGAAAGACATGATGAGTAAAGCACAGGGAACGATGACTGCGGGTTTGTTTACCTTGCTGGGCTCTTATTATACTTTAAAATCAATGATGGGAGCAATTGCGCAATTTATTATTACTATATTAATAACCCTTGCGGCGTTGATTGCTGGATTATGGATAGTTCCATTTACTTGGGGCGCGGCTGCCGCAAATACTGCTATTTTTGTTGCGATTTCTATACCTATGGCCATAATATTAGCATTCATGAAAGACGTGTTAAAGGTTCATACTAATTTAAAAATGCCGTCTGTCAAATGTTTTGACAAGGATACATTGGTTGAAATGAGCGACGGAACGCATAAAAAAATAGTAGATGTTCGTCTAGGAGACAAATTGGAAGACGACAATGAAGTGACTGCGTGTTTCAAATTAACGACCAAAGGGTCGGTTATGTATAATTTAGACGGAATTGTGGTATCTGACTCGCACATAATGAAACATTTGGATAAATGGATTGCGGTTGCGTTACATCCACATGCAACAAAAATAGAAGATTATAGCGAACCATACTTGTATTGTTTAAATACAACGAATAAAACAATAAAAATTAAAACCCACGTTTTTACGGATTGGGACGAGGTGTATGACATAGACATGAAGGTAATTTTAGAAAATAAAATAACACCAATTTCAACTTCTTCTGACATTCACACTTTTTTGGATGGTGGGTTTTGCGGAACAACACAACTTCGACTAAAAAATGGAAAGGTTTCGTCTATTCGTAATATCAATGTTGGGGATATTCTTGAAAATGGGGAAGAGGTGTATGGGGTTGTTGAAATTAATGGAGATAATTTATATAATCAATTTAAATATAAACTTGACGAACAAACGTTTATTGAAGGTTGTAATTTAAATGTTATTGATAATTCAGTTGAATTAGTTTGTATTGAGAAGAAACATAAAAACGTTATTTTGTATCATTTATTAACCGACACTAAAAAATTTAACGTAAACAAAATTTGTTTTTGTGATTATAATTCGGCGATTGACTTATTTTTAGCAAATAAATAAAAATATTATCTACCAAATATGTATAATATGGACATCGCAATTTTTGGTTATAAAATAAATATGGAAATCTTGATTTTGATTGGCGTTGTTTATTTAATTCTGGTCGCACACACGTGTGTTGGTTGCTCTAATTATGGAATGATGGAAGGGTTTGACGGTTCTGGGAACCTTGCGACCGATGTTTCCGGAAACAGTATAGCAAATATGAAAAAAGCGTCCCTTCAAAAGAAAGAACAAGCAAAACAAGCAAAGGTAAATTTGAAAACGCAAGTGGTTGCGGGTGGTTCTACGACAACGGACGACACTTCAAGTTCTACGTCAACCGAAGGATTTACCGGTTTGAATGCTAATTTAGGAAATTCGTCGCCGTTTGATTTAACAAAAAATCCGTCTATTAATACGACTTCTTGGAGTGCGCCAAACATGACGGTTGTTCCAGGACAACCATTAAGCGCCGGAGTTAAACAATTTTTAAGTCGTGAACCTCAAACGGTTCCTTTACCTGAAGGAGAAATGCTAATGTTTGCTAAAACGCCATTTAAACCAGAATGCTGTCCCAATACATACAGCACCTCAAGTGGGTGTGCGTGTGCGACTTCAGAACAATTTAATTGGCTTCAGATGCGTGGTGGTAACAACGTTCCATATTCGGAATATTAATCATATATTAATTTATTATAAACCATTAATATATGATACACTCAAGGCGGAGAGAAACAAACAGAAATAAAACAAAGAGAAATAAAACAAAAAAGAATAAAACAAAAAAGAAAATGATATCAACCGAAGATGTCGGGTTAAAACCATTTGAAGAAAAATTCGAAAAAACATTTGAAAAAGGGTCGTTGATAAAAAGTTCAGATTCAATTAAAAAAGAGTTTACGACCAAATTATTAAGCAATTTCGCGCCAACCAGCATAAAACCAGAAAACGATTTTTATAGTTATATTAATTATCAATGGTTGAAAAACGTGTCGCTTCAAAAACAACAAAAATACATTACTCAAATAGACGATTTCAGACTAACACAGGATAGGGTTTATGCAGATTTAAATACAATCATTTTAGATTACATCAAAAACAACCACAACAAATTGGCAACTAATTTAAAAAAATATTATAATTCGGTGGTTAATATGACCCCGATCAATTATAGTAAACAATTGTCCAAAGACGCGGTTTCAACAATAGATGACTTTATTCGCAAAAATAATATGTGGCAATTATTGGCACATATAAACAGCGATGAAATGATTTCTTCTTCTGCTCCATTTGTCTGGTCTTTAAACCCAGACGACAAAGAGCCTAATAAGTTTAGATGTTCTGTTAGTCCCCATCAATTTACGTTAATTGATATTACGGTCTATTATGACGATGGAAAAAATAATCATTATAAACAAAAATACAAAGAGGCGTTTAATAAATATTGTGAAAATGTGTTTGATGTTTGTTTAGGGAAAGGACACGGATTTAACGGGGGAGATATTTTCGATGTTGAAGTTGAAATATTCGAGACGATGGGTTGTTCGGACGTATTAAGCGGAGACGAAAAAGTATACAATAAAGTATCCGCAAACGATTGTTTAGACAAATATGGTTTCGATTGGAAGGAATTTACGTCTGCGTTGGGATTTAAAACCACGCCACCCTTTTTTATTACATCTAGTTTAAATTATTTAAAATGCGGGTCGGACTTAATGACCAATAATTGGAATAGTCCAAAGTGGAGAACATATTGGGTTTGGATTTTATTAAGTAGAATATGTCGTTTAACTAAAGATTGGGAAAAAATTACCTATAATTTTTTTGGTAATTTTCAAAGAGGTCAACGAGACATCGTTTCAAGCGAAGCAGTGAGTGCTTCTTTGTATATGTCTGTTCCATTTAATAAATTTTTAACAGACAAATATGTTGAAAAATATGAAAATCCTAAATATGTTAAATATACCAAAACGATGTGCGACGATTTGGTTAAAGTTTTTAGACGAATTTTAATGCGAAATAGTTGGATGTCGCCAAAAACCAAAAAATATGCTCTATTTAAATTAAGTAAATTTAAGTTTATTATAGGACATCCTGAAAATTTAAGGGAAGACCCGTTACTTGATTATGATGATATGTTATATGATAATTTAATTAAAGTATATAGATGGAGACACCTAGAATTTATAAAATTGGAGGGGAAAAGCGTGATAGATATTCCTATGATGGATTGGACCCAATATCCAGTTAAAATGACCGGAACTCAAGCGTATATTGTAAACGCGTCTTACACGCCATCTAAAAACGGAATTTATATAAACTTGGGGTATTTGCAAAAACCGTTTGTAGATTTGGACGCAAGGGGGATAGAATATAATTTGGCCCATTTAGGGTTTACTATTTCACACGAAATGTCGCACGGTTTTGACGACATGGGTAGTCAATATGATGCGAATGGTGTTTTGAATGACTGGTGGTCTGTTTCGGATAAAAAGAAATTTAAACAAAAACAAAAAGATATTATAAAGCAGTACGAAGATTTTGCCGCGAGAGATAAAATTGAATTTGATGCTTCAATTGGAATCGGAGAAGATATGGCCGACATATCTGGATTAGCAATTTGCGATGAATATTTGCGAGATTTTCACGAATACAACAAAAATTTATATCCAATTAGACAATTGTCGTTTGAAGCATTTTATACCTATTTTGCGTTTCAGCAAAAACAATTTGTTGGTAAAAAGGCACTTTCTGCTCAATTGAAAACAAACCCACATCCACTTGATAAATATAGATGCAATATACCGTTGTCTCGGTCTCAAATTTTTAGAGCGTTATATGATGTTAAAAATAATGACTCTATGTGGTGGCATAATACAGATACAATTTGGTAATTATCTCACTTAGTAAACTCGCATATTTTACAATAAGTTATGTGTTGGCTATTGTCTGGAGTAATATCAATAACGTCATCTACAAATTCGTGACAACACAAATCCAATACTTTTAAATGACACATTTCTCTTAATATAGTCGTGTGTTTTTCTTTTTCAATAAAAAAAAGTTTATTCCCATTTGCCTTAAAGGTGTTGTTTAAATAATCTGCGCAAATTTCTTCTTTCTCAACATCTTCAATTTCATTATATGTATCTATAATATAACGCAATTCACCTAAAATTTTATCATACGATCTTCTACTGCACAAATAGTAATCAAGACTCATAAAAAAATATTATATAGATATTGTTGTTATTCATTTAAATTGTTTATTTAATTTGTTATAGATATAACGCTCTCCACGATTCCAATCCATCGGATTCACGCTTGATTAATTTATCTACAATATTTTTTGTAACGGTATATGGAAACTCAACCTTTAACGACATATTTTCTTCAAACAGATTTGTTTCTGGTTTCATCAACCGGTATAGATTTAGTTTGGTATAAATAATCTCCAAACATCTTTTTAAATTTCTAACACCAGATTCTTTATTGCAGTGTGTCTCAATAATATGTCCCAAGACTTCGTCGTCAATGATAATTTCATCTTCCTTAAATTTAACTTGTTCCATAATTTTCGGAAGCAAATATTTTTTGGCGATTACCTTTTTATCCTTGGCAGAATATCCGCTCGTTTTAATTTTATACATTCGGTCCTTTAGAATAGGATTGACCTTTGTCTCGTCGTTGTAACTAAATATGAAGAGGCATTTGCTCAAATCAAAATTAATTTCTGTAAAATATTTGTCGTGAAATTCAGAGTTTTGGGTAGTGTCGGTTAGATGCGTAAGAATTCCGGCGATTTCTTCGCCCTTTGGAGTATCGCTAATCTTATCCAACTCGTCAAAGTAAATTACCGGATTCATGCATTTGCTTTCAATCAAAATTTGAACGATTTTCCCCCAGGTGCTTCCTTCGTAAGTATACCCGTGTCCTTCCAAGAAACTACTGTCTGTAGCACCACCAAGCGCGATAAACGCGAATGGTCTATTAAGAATTTTACTAATTCCCTCCTTTACCAAACTAGTTTTCCCTGTGCCGGGTGGTCCGTGAATGGCGATGGAGTTACCAATCGCATTTGGATTGGTAATAAGTTGTCCCATCATCTGCATTATTTGCATTTTAGCATCATTTAGTCCATAAACTGCCTTTTCTAACGAGTTTTTGCTTTGCTCCATAAAGTCGTGACATTTATCCACCCCGTCCCCGAATGTAATAGGCAGACTTTTGTAATTATTGAATGGGATTCTCATAAAAGTGTCTACCCAATTTTTATTCTTATAATACTCTCCACTACCAGGTTCCATGTGTCTCATCGTATTAATTTTTCTCATAGCAATCGCCTTGAGTTCTATAGGCATTTCTGTTTCCAAAAGTGACATTCTATATGGTTTCTCAATTCTGGAAATTTTATTAATTTCTTTTAATTCTTTAATAATTTTTGTTTGATAATCAATATCTTTCTTACCGTAAAAGCAAACATCGTTCATCGAATTTTTATCCTTTAGTATTTTTGAAAATATTCTAACATTTTTTGCCTTTTGCTTCTTGCTTTTTTTTTCGTTTTTATCGTGTTGTTCTTTTAGTTTAATGTTGTAATCTTTTACACATTTTTGGATATATTTGTCACCTGGATTAGCATCTAATAGTTTTTGTAGGTTGTTCAACGTATCATCATTTTCTACAATTTTATCCTCTTTATCCGCATCCTTTTTATTGGAGGTATGTTTTTTTTTATCCTTTTTATTGGAGGTATGTTTTTTGTTAACCCTTTTATATTTAGGGTGTTTTAAATTCTTAACAATGTCAATTTTGTCGTCGTCATATTCGCTTTCATCTTCGTCTTCACTGTCATCTTCATCATCGTCGTCTTCACTGTCTTCGTCGTCTTCACTGTCATCTTCATCTTCATCATCATCTTCACTGTCTTCGTCGCTACCAGAATCGCTGTCTTCCGAACTGGATACTTCCACATCTTCGTCTTCGGTTGAACATTCGGAGGAATCATCTGCCGTTTCATCGTCATAATCTTCAGAATCATAATTTCGCTTTCTGCCGTCAATTGTTAATATTATGTTAACATTTTCGGCAGATGGTTTTTTAGCATCCGTATTTTTATTTTTAATAGAATTATTGTCATTTAATTTGTTTGAATTAGATTTTGCGGATTGACGTGTGTCGTTTTTTTTATTTTTTAGTTTATTTGGTTGTTTATTTTTTAGTTTTTCTCCTTCTTCAATTTTGGTGTCGATATATTTTGACGGAAATATTTTTGATAGAAATTTTTGATATTCAACCATATCCATTCCATTGTCTTCCGTCTCACTTTCTGTCGTGCTTTCGGTATAATCAGAATCATATTCACTATCACTATCACTTTCAGTATCCGAATCTAGTATTTTTCTTTTCGCATATTTATTTTTATTAATAGTCGATTTTTTATTAATAGTCGATTTATTTGATTTTTCAGATGCCATGATGGTTGTAATAGTTGCATTATATTTAACTTGTTTAATTATATCATTTTTATTTATAAAAATTTATAAATATTTTTTATTATAAATAAAATTGATAATAAAAAAAACAATATAAATCTATATTAATATATAATAACAGATGTCATCAATGAAAACACCTCAAAATAAAATGTATCATCCTTCAAAAGTGATTGGTATTCAATTTAGCATTTTATCCCCTGACGATATTAGAAAAAGTTCGGTTGTTGAAATTACGAGCAGAGATACTTATATTAATAACAAACCTGTAATTGGTGGACTGTTTGACCCAAGAATGGGCGTACTAGAACCTGGATTGATATGTCCTACCGACGGTCTTGATTATATGAAGACACCAGGGTATTCTGGTCACATCGAGTTGGCGAGACCTGTTTATTATATGCAATATTTGGTTACTATTCAAAAATGCATGAAATGTGTTTGTTGGAAATGTAGTAAACTTTTAATCAGCAAAGATAAATACAAACAAGCACTAAAAATGGATGCGAATGCTAGAAGCAAATATGTGTTTAATCTTTGTAGTAAAGTGAAACGGTGCGGAGAGGATAATGAAGATGGGTGTGGAACTATGCAACCAACTAAAATTCGCAAAGAAGGTCTAGCAACCATATTTGCCGAGTGGAAAAACGACTCTAAACAATCCGAGAGCGATATTGTTATAAAGGTTACTCCAGAAATGGTTATTAAAAACTTTAAAAGAATATCTGACGACGATGTAACTTTTATGGGATTTAGTCCCATCTTTTCAAGACCCGATTGGATGATTTGCCAAGTTTTGTTGGTTCCGCCTCCTGCGGTTAGACCATCTGTAAAAATCGACGCACAACAAAGGTCCGAAGACGACTTGACCCATATTTTAGTTAATGTGATTAAAACCAACAAAACACTCCAAGAAAAGATTCAAAATGGCGCCCCCGCAAACATTATCGATGACTGGACAACGGTATTGCAGTATTATGTAGCCACACAGGTTGACAATCAAATGCCTGGTGTTGCGTCTGTTGCTCAACGTTCAGGAAGACCTTTGAAATCCATAAAGGATAGATTGGGTGGAAAAGGAGGACGAGTTAGAGGAAACCTTATGGCCAAACGTGTCGATTTTAGCGCTCGGTCCGTAATTACGGCAGACCCGAATATTTCCATCAATGAACTTGGGATTCCTATGAAAATCGCAAAAAATCTTACCAAACCAGTAACCGTTAATAAAATGAATAAAGATTTCTTAACCAAATTAGTATTGAATGGTCCCGAAGTTTGGCCGGGTGCTAAAATGTTGGAGAAAAAAAACGGAGAAGTAATTGCGTTGCGATATTATTCGGAACGAAATTCACTTGTTTTGGAGGAAGGAGACACGGTCCATCGCCATATGATGGACGGAGATGCGGTGCTATTTAATAGACAACCAACGCTTCACAGAATGAGCATGATGTGTCACATCGCACGCGTTATGACACGAGGTGATACATTTCGGTTGAACGTAGCAGACACAAAACCATATAATGCTGATTTTGATGGAGATGAGATGAACTTGCATATGCCACAGTGTCCGGAAGCAGAAGCCGAATTAAGAAACTTGGCCGCAGTAAAATATCAAATTATTAGTCCGGCAAATAATAGTTCAATTGTTGGAATTTTCCAAGACTCCATGCTTGGGTGTTATCAAATTTCAAGAGAAGGAATTCGTTTTACGCCAAGAGAAGCGATGAACTTGTTGATGATGTTTAATAATGTTAATGATAAAATGTTGGAAGCGTCGAAAAA